CAACGATGCGAGTGACTTCACCACCGCCGTAACGCCCCAGGCGCTCGCCTCGGTCGCTGCCAGGCCTGTCGAAGCGGCGGTCGTAGCAGCTTCACCGGTCAGCTTGGTGGCGTTCAGGGCCGTATTCGCGGCGACCTCGGTCTCTTTGAACAGAATCTTCTTCGCCATCGACTCCAGGGCCATCACCATCTCGGCCGCGCGGTAGGCCTTCTCGACGCCCTCAAGCACCTTGTAGCCCTTCGAGTTCTGGTCGAAGAAGCCCTTTGCGGCGCTCGCCATGTCGCCATAGCTCCGGATTTGCGCTTGCGCCGAAGCCTCTGCGGCCATCTGGTTGGCGCGCTGGATCTTGGCTGGGTCACCGTGCGCGTCGCGAGTGGCGTTTGCCAGCTGTGCTGCGATTGCTGCCTGTGTGCGCTCATAGCCGGTCAGCGCCGTTGTCATGCCGCCAATCGCTTGGCCAACAGTGCCGAACGACTGGGCCATGCCCTGAGCGGCAGATTGTGCCGCCTGATCGAGGGCCGAGAAGATGTCGACCATCGCGTTCAGGTCTTGCAGGGGCTTCTCGAACGCTTCCTGCTTTGTGGCGCCGCGGACCTTTGCGTCTGCAAGATCGCGGATTTGCTGCGCCTGCTCTCTGTAGGACTGTGCCAGCTTATTGCCCGGCTCGATCGCGTCGAGTTCAGCAGCGGTTTGGTCCTTGAGCGCAGCGGTGCTGTAGGCTCTGGCGGCCTGCAGTTCAGCGACCTGCCTGGTCGTCAGACCAATCTCCTGGTTGGCTTGGAACTGCGCTTCTGTTTGGGCGAGGATGCTGTTGCGCTCCGCGGTAGCTCCGACAAGGCCCTTGGTGAACAGCTCCTCAGCCGCTTGCGCGCGCTTCTGCTGGAGCAAGAGAAGGTCGTTCTCGCGCTGCTTCTTACGGTTCGTGCGCTCCACATCGAGCACATCGATCTGCCCTTCGAGGTCAGACTGCTCCTTGATTGAGTTGGCCTTACGCTTAGTTAGGACCAGTTGGCCTTCCAGCACTTTACGGTGACGAGCGAATGCCTGGTCTTCAGCATCGGCCGTCTGATTGATTGCGTCCGCGTCGCTGATGTTGCCAAGGGCGCGCTGCGTCTGGATCCTCGCCAACTCACGCTGCATCAGCGCATCCTGCACCTGGTCGCGCCGCTTAAGGGCAGCAATGTTCGAATCGACGCCGGCGTTGAAAATGTCAGAATAGGACTTCTGAACATCTGCAACCCGCTTGTCAATCTCCGACTGCGAGAGGTGGGCAGCGGCACCCTCATTGCGCGCCTTCGTTACATCGCGCTCGAGCTGCGCAGCGCGGGTAAGGTACTTGTCGCCTTCGGTCAGCCACTTGTTGCGCACCTCGGCCACCTGAGCTGCGTCGCCTTCAGCCTTGGCGGCGGCTTTTGTGGCATCCTCCTTGACCCTGAGGGCGTTGATCTGATCCTTATTTTGGTCGAGCAGCTTTTTATAAGACGCTGCGGTGCCCGTGTCGCGCATTTCGCTGGCGCGGGCCATATTTGCTTCAAGGCTGTCGCGCTCATTTAGTAGAGCCGCCAATTTCTCGGCGCCAGTCGCGGCACGCCCGATGTTCAAAGCAGCGTCCACGGCGCCCGATGCTGCGTTCTTGATGCGGATCCAGCCGCGCTCCCAGTCGGTCAGGCTGTCAAGAACCTTCTGTCGCTGCTTGTCGATGCCATCGGCGTACGCCCGCTGTGCGACGTCGGCCGCCTCTGCTGCCCTGCCTTGATCCTGCAGCGCCTTGACCTGAGCGTAAGTCGCGGCGGTGACGAAGTGGTATCGGTCGTTGATCTTGTCGAGAGCCGCGAGCGGCGACTTACCCAGTTCGGCAAACTGCGCAACGGTGTCCGCTACGCTGCGCCCCATGACGTTTTGCGCGCCGACGGCGGTCGTCGCAAACTGCTGCAGGTTTTCGGTGCCGACCTTCCCCGTTTCGGTGAGGGCTGCGAGCGCCGCGGCCGCATCACCCTGAGTACCGACGGTCTTGCCGATCGCCCGTGCGTAATCCGCAAGCTGGTCCTTGCTGGTGCCAGCGGCATTGCCGGACGCAATGATGGCGCGGCTGTAGGCCGAGGCCTCCTCGGCGCCCTTGCCGTACGCGTAGACGAGGCCTGCGATCGCTGCGGCGCTGACAGTGATGGGGTTGATCAAGCCGAGCACAGCCGAGCCAACGCCGCGCAGGGTTGCCGGCACACTGCCGAAAACATCGCGCAGCTGCCCGCCTTGCTGCAGCATCACGGTCAGTGGCGACTGACCGCCCTGCAAGCCGACCGCAATATCGGTCAACTGAGCCGGGACCATGCGCATCGCATTCGCGATTTGAGCAGCCGATGCGCCGGCGGACGACGCAGTGCGAGCCTGGGCCTGCTCAACTGCGCGCAGTTGGGTGATATACGGCGCCAGGGTGCCAGGGTCAACACCGCGCTGGCGCGCCAGTGCCTCATAGTAGGCGGCAGTCTGCCGGCCGCCCGACTCCATGGCGACGGTCGTGCGCTGGATCGCGCCAATGATGTTGCGGCTCGCTGCTTCGACGTTGCGCGCCGAACCAGTGGCGCCACTGCCAACCTGCGAGACGGCCTGTTCAGCCCGGCGGGCAGCATCAACCGCTGGACGAAGACCGGCTTCCACGCCGGAGGCATCGGCAACGACGCGAATTGTTGCGGTATTTGAAATCTCACTCATTCGGCGCGCCCATAAAAAAACCGCCCGAAGGCGGCTTAGGTGAATTAAATTTGCTGCTACGTCAAGGGCGCGACCGTCGTCGTGCTAGAGGGGCTGCATATCAATTTGAACGCATCCCTTTCCAGTGACTCGAGCTTCAATGAGGATGCGATCATCTCTGGCGTTGAAGGGCCAGTGCCACCTCGCGTAAATTCGCCTTCGTTCCAGATCATTGGTGGCAGCTTAATTCGCGGATCAGTCCAATACTGAACGTAGAACTTCTTGAACCCAACATAACCCCCGTAGCTGTTCCTGCCATTTACCGAGCCGCACAGGGTCCGACTAGCAGCGGACTCAGCAACTACAAGGTCGCGGAACTGGGCGCCCTGGGGATCTTTGTAACTTTGCGTCAGCAGCGCCTTTGCCTTGGCAGCGAACTCTTCTAGCTCGGCACGCCTTGCACTGGTCGCAGCCAGGGCGGCCGTTTCCTGGGCTTCATCTTCGAGCTTTTTCTTCGCCGACGCATCCCGGTCTTTAATGCAGGAGATGCGCACTGGCTTCTCCTTGATCTTTTCGCAAGTGAAATCAGATGCAGAAGCTGCCGGCGACATCCATGCAGCGAGAACGAGCGTCATCGCAAGTTTCATTTCATCCCCTGAATTATTAACGGTTCGGAAATGATACCGCAACGCAAACAGCCGCCCGTATTCCTAGGAGTGGCTGTTTGCGAAGCATCGTCCTCAAAGGTGCTATAAAGGGTATGGTGCACCGGCGCGCCTTACTCCCGCTCCGACATCACTCTCAGCGCCTCATGCTCCATCGTCCGAATATCCTGCTCCAGATCGCGCGCATCCTCATCGGTCAGTTTCATTCGATCGAGCTTAGCGAACAGCACCAGGTAGTCCAGCCCTGTTGCGCCGCCCATTCCTACCCGCCATTGCGTCTGCAGGTCGATAAATAGGAAGTAGGCGCGCTCATTCTCGGGCCAAACTTCGACGACATCGTCCGCGTAGTCCTCCGGGCTCAAGCCGAGGTTGCGCATCTTTGCGATGTCCTCTTTGCTTGGTCCCGGAGTGAACATCGCGCGGGCGATGTCCTCTAGTTTCCCAGTCGCCCCTCGTTGATCGCCTTGCGGTAGGTTTCGATCGCGGCAGCGATGGCCGCCGGCACCTCATCAGCCAACTGCTCGACGGCTGCGCGGTCGAATTTCTCATCCAGGTTCCAGCCTTCGACCACCTGCATCAGGTAGTCCACCTGCAGCGACATGTCGCGATCGAGCAGGTCGGTCTGCTTCAGCGGCTCAATCGATTCGCTCTTCTCGGCTTGCGCCTTGATCGATGCGATGTCGGCATCGTGTTGAGCCTGGGCGGCTGCCTGGACCTCGTCTGTCAGCTTGGCAAGCTCCTTGCGGGTGCGATATTTGAACTGCAGCTCCATGCAGCCTTCGCCGCCCTCCACCATTGCGAATGCGATGG